TAATAAGGTTAAATATAAGAATACATTCTTACGCGTTACATAATATATATAATAGAAGCGCTATACACTCTACACTGTACACTAATGAGTAAGGGTTCTAAAAGAAGGCCAACCAAACAAACGGTTTATAATCGAGAGTGGGAGAGAATATTTAAGAAGAAGGACAAACATGCCAAGACCAAAAAAGAAGACCAGTAAGAAATCACCAGCACCGATTCAATTTGATAAGGACAACGAGCATAGCTTGACTGAGATGCAGGCCAGCTTTGTATGGCACTACACCGAAGGTGCGTGTGGTATGACCGAAGCTGCCAGAAAAGCTGGTTATGAATTTCCGAGCGCAAGCGCGAACAAGCTCTTAAATGGAAAGGACTATCCAAATGTGGTGAAAGCTATCCGGATTAAACAAGATGAGCTAGCGGAGAAGTATGCGATCACGCCACAAAAGACAGGTACGATGTTGTGGAAGGTAATGGAGAGCGCATACGAAAAAGGACAATACAACGCTGCTGTATCAGCGATCAAAGAGCTAAATCAACTTGCTGGTTTGTCTATCAATAGATCTCAGAATATCAATATTAACGCCAATCTGGAGAAGATGAGTCGGGAGCAGATCAAGGAGAGATTAGGACAACTGCTTGGCGCAAATACTGACGACTATTCGCACAAAGATAAGTAGCTTTATAACTGTGTGAACGAGCGCACTTATCCAAAACCAAAAAATTATAAAAAAATAAAAAAAACGCCGTAAACCATTGATATACCGTGCTTTTTTGCATGTGCAAATATGTATTTCTTTGTGCAAATAAGTATAACTTGTGAGCACAACAGCAACACGCAACAGATTGGAGTCCCTTGAGGACGCATTTTTACAGGGTTTTGGGTTTTTTTAGGCCCCCTACCACCGTTTTTTTGCCAGCATGCTTGCAGCCGTAATTATAATTGAGTTTGACACACTGAATCACATGAAAAAATGATTCCTACCCTCCAACTTTACTAACCAACATTTCCTAAGCTACAATCACTACATGGAAACCGACGGCATCAACGCACTGAATCCTGCTCCAGATGTAGGCGGTATTTTGCCACTACAAATAAATCGACCTGGCCCAGTCATCGACTACCTCACTAGACCGATGGTTCCATCGCCCGCATCAAGGCGTCGCGATACCCTCAAAGGTATAGCTCAATTCCTACCGTTTATCAGTGGTGAATTAGCTAAAGCCGAAGGCGATAAACTTGGCGCGGCTTTATCCGGACTGGATTTTCTAGGTGCAGCTGGCGCACCAGCGAAAGCTGTTGTCAAAAAAGGCATAGACGCTATACCCGACCAAGCCACCAAAAATTTTTCCGATGCTATGGAATCTAAAAACCTAATGTTCATTCACAATACTTCCGAGGAAGCAATTCGTAGCTTTGATGCTATGGGCGGTTTGCCTTCACCCAGCCTAGCAGTAACCGAAAGCGAGATCCCGCTCAAAAATTTTGGTAAGATTCAACTAATTGGCAAGCCAGAAAAGTTTGATCCAGCCATAGATCCTCGCAACAAGGTATATTCAGCTGACGCCTACACACCCAGAGCGCCAAAGAAACTTCGTTTAGCCAAAGATGGAGCTGAATCGAAACTTACTAAAGAGTACAAAGCGCTAGCTGATAAATACAACAAAACTGATACACTTGAAGAAGGCCAATATGCTTTACGCAATTTGCAAAAAGACAATATGTATTTTCCAGAAAATAGACTTTCTGATCTTGACAGGTTTTTTGACTCAGATCTAGCGAAACTTAAGTTTTTAGAAGATGAAGGATTTAAAGTAGACGACTTTCTTGCAGGACCAAGAAGTATGGCTATGGTCGATTTTGACAGCAAGATCGCAGCACTAAATCCAAACTCTATATTCTACAAACAAGCTACCGCTGATCCTAATTTCAGAATGACAAAAAAATTTAATGAATGGGCAATAAAAGAAAAAGATCGTTTTCTCTCCCAAGACGGTGTGTTGCAATACTTTGACGACTTTGAAGAAACTACGGTTACCAAACCCTACACTCTTGAGAACGCGGTTAATAGCATGATTGAAGAAACGCAACGCGGCGGCGAGGGCTTTGCTTCTGGCTACTACAATCCAGCCAGAGTTAGAGCACTTATGACCAGAGAATATAAAGATCTACCTGATATAAAATCCGAACGCGGGAGGCTAACCCAGCAAGCAACACCAGCATACGGCTTAGATGAGCAAATCGGAGAAGTGATTGAAAAATATGATGTTCCTTTAGGCGATGAGGATGCACTTTACTTTGGTGAAAAATTTCTCGACGATGTAGGCGCGGCCTTGGATGATGGTGAAAAGTTAGATGATCTTATGATTGAACGCGCTTATATGAACACCATTAATGAATTAGACATAACCTCCGTAAATCCATACGAGCTACCAAAGAGTTTGACAAAAGATCTAAAAGATATATTCATCAAAAACGCTACCCGTAATGTCGAATACTTTGAGGCTAAACCAATTCGAGCTGTTGGTTTTGACGAATTTGCAGGTGCTATTGTGCCTAAAGATACCAGTCAAGATGTTATTGATATCTTACAAAAACGCGGTTTGAAAGTTATAAAACAAACTGATGCCGACTTTACCGAAGATTTTTTTAAAACTGGCGCTCGGAAACAACATTTTCAAGACCAGATGTTCTCTTTTGCACCCGTCGTCGGCGCTGGTGGGATTGCAGCTCTGTCGATAGATAAAAATACTGAGGATGAAGACGCAGGTCTAGGCTCGTTATAAATTTAGTTTGCAATTTTATGCAGATTTTGAGAAACTTTTGCAATGGCTAAAAAATTTATCCATGTAAATCAACATAAAATTCGAGCTAATAAAAAACACGGCACTAACGATCCTGTTATCACCGTAAAAGAAGGTAGAACCAACACTTATTGTCACGAAGTTAAAATAACTGGTGAGGTCACAGTTAGATATGGTGGCAATGACAAGCCAATACTGCCCTGTGGAGCTAGAGTTGTCATAGAAACAGATGGTTTTGTAGAGATTGTAAACCCAACAGAAAACATCGAAGCAGATCTTAGGCATGCCAATTAATTCTAGAAACAAAGGTGCACAATTTGAACGCGATGTAGCTAAGATCCTCAACGGCTTTTTTACTGACAATAACATTGATTTTCAAACTAAACGCAACCTAGACCAATATCAACAAAAAGATCTTTGCGATCTCGATATACCCTTTCATGCGGTTGAATGTAAATTTTACAAAGAAGGCGAATGGCTTAAAAAAGCCTGGTGGGACCAAGTTTGCAGTGCCAGCGATGGTAGGATCCCTGTCCTGATCTTCAAATTCAACCGCAGACCTATCCGCGTGTGCGTGCCACTGCATGCTATGAATCTTGAGTGGCCACACGAGAACGACAAAATATGTGTTATGGATATAGAACACTGGCTCGATGTGTTAAAAAATAACTGGCGCAGATATGACAAACACTTTGCAAGTTAGCGATGCAATATAAATTTAATAAATTTTATTACAAACCGTTACCTGAAAACCTTACTGTAAAACCAAGCAAAATCGAAGGCTTGGGACTCTTTGCAACAGAAAATATACCTGCACAAGTTGATTTAGGCATGACTCACCTAAAGGTGCCAATCATTGAAGGCTATATTCGCACTCCTTTAGGTGGCTTTCTTAATCACACTGAGCGCCCAAACTGCTGTTTAATCGAATTATTAGATTGGGACGACTATCGTGTGTATCATCTGTACACTATTGCTGCCATAAAAAACGGTGAAGAGCTAAGTTTAAATTACCATGCAGACGAACAGAGTTGAAACACCCAATCACGGCGTTACTGGACTGTCGATCAACCAAGATGAAGTAGATCTGTTTTTAGATTATTTGGTTGAAAGCGAGCCAGTGCAAGCAAAAGTGCACAAGAACGCTCAGGAGACAGCAAATGCTGATATTCGAGATGCGCAGATCCACTATATTGACGCTAAACAAGACCGGTTATACAGAATCCTTAATAAAATTGCCGTTGTTGCTAATAAATACTTTAATTATCAAATTACTGGGATTGAAACAGCGCAAATTATTCACTACCAGGCGCCGAGTAATGGCTATGGCTATCATATTGACATAGGACCCGACGGCACAGCTGCCACACGCAAGATAAGTATGACACTTTGCCTAAATGAAGAGTATGAAGGTGGCGAATTATGCTTTAGAACCGGCGACCAGCCTAGTTGCACGCGCCCAAAGGTGGGTGAAATCGTGGCTTTTAGCTCATTTATCTCGCACCAGGTCAAACCAGTGACCAAAGGTAATCGTTATGTAGTGGTTGCTTGGTTTACTGGCCCGCCGTTTCGTTAAAAACGTGGCGCAAACATAGCGCGCAACGTTGACACCGTATCCTCAGGTACATCGCGCAAATGTTTAGGCACTTCGCCCTCACATTTATGCTTTAGCAACTCACTGACAGGTATAGTCCTGCCACATTTTTCACATTTAGCTTTTGCTATCATTTTCATACTTTACAATTAAAACCTCAGCGCGTCGATTCACCTCATCCGTCATCTCGTGCAATGTGTCGATCTGTTTTTGTAGATCCTCTCGCTCCACCGGATTAGTAACTTGTGGTAGCTGATCTTCTAAATCTTCGATCTGTTGCGAGCAAACAATCCGCAAATGTCGCGCTACACCCTCAATCTCGTCTTTTATGTTCATGGCTTTTTGCCTCCCTCTCAAATAATTTTTTAGCTTGTTTTTGCAACGATTTCTCAACGCATCTATCGATCAAGTTCAAAAACCAGCTCCACATTTGCTAGTGCACCACCCTTGTCGCTGCATCGTCTTTATAAACCACGCCAACTTTGCGGCCATTCATTTCCTCAATCTCTTGCCACAACTTAAGATCCTCTGGCGCCATCTCAGCTATGGCTATCTGATTGTATGGCTTGTCATGTTTATTAGACAAGTAGCGGATAAAAATTTCTTTTATCAACGGATACAAAGCATCTTTGATATGTTTTGGTTTACTCATTGTTCTATCTCCGCTAGCGACTTGTGACACTCCACAATCATAACCTTCATTAACTCACCTGTGCCAACACCGTAATGTTTTTTCAGCGCGGTTAATTTTTTCTTAGTGTCTGGATCAATTCTAAACACAACCGCAGATGTATTTGCTTTTTTTCTTTCTATTGGTAGTTTCATAATTTTCCTCAAAATTTACTTACAAAAAAGAATATACTAAATTTTACAAATAGTTGCAAATTTCTGCTCATTTGTTATTATTGTATAGTGAGTAACAAATTTTTTATGGAGGGACTATGAGAAACGAACTCAAAGCAAAGATGGTTGTTAATAAAAGAATTGAGTCAGTATTACAAAGTGATGGCTACAAACTTTATCCGACATCTTTTTGGATCAAACTTGATGGCGTGGTTGACGACCACATGGCACTGGTTGGAAAAGACGGCAAAGGCAATATGGCAGAGCTGTATTTTACCCACTTTTATCCTGCTCTCGTCAAAGGTTTTGGTGACACACCATTTGAAGCAGTCATGGACGCCATTCGCCAAGTGCACCTAAACGACGACATCGACCTAGATAGGTGCGGTTTTTATTCTGGCAATAAGGAGGCAGTATGAGCGAAACAATAATAAAATATAAGGGCCAAGAGGTTGCATGCTATGGCACATTAAAAGATGAAGATAATATTGAAATGGCTTATACCGACATGTTTGGATATGCCAACGGAGATATTATTGATAATTATAATTATGAAACCGAAAAGCCATTTAAAAATTGGACTGAGGCGGTTAAGTATTTAATTGATCTTGATAGATTTCAAGATATTGAGCAGTTGGAGGCAGTATGAAAAATATTCAAGAAACTACCGAAGCGTTCAAAGGCTTCAAAGCTGAGTCTCTCAAGAAGTTGGTGATTCAGAACCTATCTGTTGATATTGAAACTCTTACTCAGCATGGGAAAGAAATACTCTTTCATAATACTGAGGCTATGGAGATGGCTTTACATTCAATGGGTTGGGACCTTGTTACCGATTGGGAAACAATGACTCATTCATGGGTAAGGAGGCAATATGATTGAACCAAGAAAACAAGTAAATCATATCTACGGCTATATCAGAGTATCGTCTGAGCAACAGGTCAAAGACGGCTCTTCACTCGAAGAACAAAAAAGATCGATTGAGGAGTTTGTCGCTAACAAATACGGCGGTAGGAAAGTTGATAAGTTCTTTACCGACGCTGGTATCAGTGGTATGAAGCCATTATTAGAGCGACCAGGCTCTAGGGAGCTGACCGATGTGATGGACGCCAACGACGTGATAGTAGCAACTAAGCTCGACCGACTGGCAAGATCTTTTCTTGAAATGCTAAACATGATTCCTACACTTGAGGAGACTGGTATTACGCTGTATTTCTGCGATATGTTCAATGATATACCTGTGGTTTTACCTAAAGAAAAAACCAAAACAGGTCTTGAGGCAAAGATGGATATGACAAGGATCGCTAACCAACAACTGGTCACTAATATGGCCATGTTTGCTGAGATTGAAAGAGAAACGATTATGTCAAGACTCAACGGTGGCAAACTTGTCTATGCAGAGAAAGGCTATTCTATTGGCGGTAAAACGCCTTTTGGTTATCGCAAAGAGTATGACGACTCTGGCAGCAGACGCAGAACCAAGCTAGTGCCCATACCCGAGGAGTTTGCAGTGCTCAAACATATTTGGGCGTTACGCGAAAAAGGCTTAGGTGCAAGGAAGATAGCTAAACAGATTCAAAGTTCACATCCTGGCTATGAGGATTTTCCGTATCACAAGGTCCACAGGATTCTCAAACGCAAGTTCCAAGGACTGCACCACGAATAGAAAATATTGACATATTCCAACAAGGCGGAGCAGCTGACAAAGATCTCCTAGATCGAGTGGTTGAAGGCTACGAAGAGAATGTGCCCTTACCAGCACAGATATTAGCTGGTTTTACTCTACCCGGCATGGCAGCAGATTTAGCGGCTGGTGGTAAATACGGCCGTGATGCAGTCCAAGAGTTTAGAGCAGGCAATATCAAACCTGGCCTAATGTATGCAGGTATCGCTGGACTCTCAACCCTTGGCGCGCTACCGCTCATTGGTGATTTATTACGGCCAGGTAAACAAGCGTTAAAAAGTGGCATTGCTAGCTTACCGGCCAGCAAAGCTGATATTTTAAGACATCAAGAGGATCTATACTCTGGCAACACGATACGCGACGCTAATAGAATGTTCGACCGAGCTGTGCGTAGTGCACCCGAGTTCAATCAAAACATAGACGAGTTAGCAGCTAGCTTAGACCTATCAACTAGATTACCTGGTGCTATACGCAAATATGATATTTACGGTGTCGATGTTGGAAAAATAAAACAAGTGCCAAGAGCGATACAAAAATCTGTCGATAAGTATGAGGGTGATGTAACAAAGCTGACTGATCCGATCAGAACTAGAGTATTAGTATCAACACCAGCAGAAGAAGAGGCCTTAGTAAAACTTGTCAAACAAAATTTTGAAACTTTCG